ATATAGAACTTAGAATACCTTCAAGGTATAAAAATCTTTTTTATGAGAAAAGAGAGTTGATAAAACAGGAAATTGATAAAATATTAAATTCTCAAAGCCCATTTAGAGAAATAGAAAGTAGAGAAATTTATGACGAAAGAGTATTTTTTACAGTAGATGAATTATACTACCAAAAACTAGAAGAATTAGCTAAAAAATATAATATTGAAATAGCTAAGATAATAAGATCTATATTCTTCCAAATAAGCTAATTATTTTTTTATATCTACTTTCGTCTTCTTCCACATAACTATAAATATATAAATATGTCATATTATAAGTTTTTAGCTAGGGAGTATATATGGCAACACTTCAAGAAATATTAAGTCAAATAGGCCAAGAGGCAAAAGATACCAATAAAATTGTAACCAGAGTGCTAAAAATTAAGGGGTTAAAGCGTCTTGTAGTTCAATTAAACGCAGTTCCAAATGGAAACTCTGTAAGATATTCAATGACTCTTCACTCCGCAAACAACTATAGAAAACAGATAGGAATTACTGCTAATGATAGTGAAGATCTAAAGCTAATTAGCGAATTCTTAAGAAAATATGCAGATTTACTTAATGAATATGTAAGATTCAGTCCTAGAAATAATGCTAATGTTAGAGAGGAAGAACTAGAACTAAATGAGGAAGAAGAAAGCCAAAAAGAAGAAAAGAAGGAGAGAAGAAAAGAAAGAAAGAGTGTAGAAGAAGAGTTTTAAAACGTCATATCTCTTTTTTTTGTTTATGAGCGGTTCAGCGTCGCTTTTAGATAAAGTTAAATCTCACTCATTTTTTTATAATCCTCGTGATACTGAACGAATTCTAAATATCATTGTGGGGGAAAAACAAATAGAAGAAAAGAAGAAAAATGAAATTTTAAAGGCTTATAAGCGTGGAATTGATCAACAATATTTTTCCTCAAATTTACCATATTATGACGAGATAAAGTTCATTTCTAAAATAACAAATTTTAAAGTTAAAAACGATGAAATAATAGCACGATTTCAAAACGGTTTCATTTCGAGTTTTGACCCTCATCAAATTGCGGATAATCCAGACGATTTTTACAATTTAATTACAAGTTATATGTTTGTTAAAATTAAAAAAGGTGCAATGAATTGGTATATATCAGATATTTATTCCATTGAACCGCCAAATAATTATGAAATTGCAAAAGAATTATTTGATTTAGCAAATTCAGAAAAACAGACATATGCCCTTCTTCTTCAGGCTTTCGGTTATGACCCAACAAAAATGGAAATCAGTGACATATTTCTCTTTCTCCCTAGACTATTCCCGCTTTTCAAATCTCCAATAACGAAAAGACAAATAAATTATATAGAAATATCTAATAGGGGAACAGGAAAAACTACAACATTTATGATTTTACAAGAAGTATTTAACTTTCGTTATTATACGGAATCTCCCACCTATGCAAATTTAATTTATGACGCAAGAAATAATATGTATGGTGCCGTATTTCTCTCAAATGGCCTAATTTTTGATGAAATACAAAATTGGAAAGAGGGCTTTTCAGCAAAAGAATTAGGCTCAATTAATGCAACTTTAAGCACAGGTTTAGAAAATTGTATTTGGACTCGTGGGGCAGGAACGGAATCAAAATCTACAACTATACAAAAATGTATTCCAATTATTTACGCAGGAAATCCATATTCCATGATTTTGGATAAATTCAAAACTCCAGATGTAGAAGATTATTTAGCAAATTATGAAATATTTACTCCTGCAATTTTGGACAGAATACATATTATCCAGTTAGCAATTAAGAAAACTTATGAGAAAATAATAAATTCGAGGGTCCTATATCCATCCATTTTGAGGGCATTAGTTGAACTAATACAACAAAAAATAAATAGCATTAATAATTATGTAACTTGTGATATTCTGGAATCTAGGAGACAAGAACAAAGTATTGATATCCAAATTTTATTACAGGCACTAGACATTGATCTCCAAATTGGCCAAAAATCAAATGATGAAATATGTAATCAAATAATTAATTTTATGAGATTTAGTAATTTAGGGGGATAAATATGAATTATGAAGAATTTGTAAAGCAAAGCTTCAAAATGAAATATCCAGAAGATACTATATTTCCTAGCGAAATTGGAATATGTTTTAGAAAGAGCTATTTCAGTAGAAAATTTGAATTTGAGAAAGCAGTAAATGAAATTAGTCTTGACCTAGGAGAACAATATCATGAAAAAGTTGAACATTATTTTGAAGAAAAATTAAATTGCAAAACTGAAATTGAGATAAAAGGCGAAATTGAGGGAATGAAAATATCGGGAAGAATAGACCTAATTTGTAATAATGATCTTATAGAGCTTAAAACAATATCAACTAACTATTTCCAAATAAAAGACTATCATCTTTACCAAGTTGCAATATATTATTATCTATTACAAAAACAGAATTATAAAATCGATAATGTATATATTATATATTTGAATAGACTAAATAGAGAAGTTAAACAGTTCTTAATAGATAAAAAACTGATAGATGAATATATACAAAAAGCGATTGAATGGATAAAGAAATTCAAAGAATATATAAAGATGGAAGATCATAAAAATATACCTCCTGTAAATTCATATTTCTGTAAGAATTGTGAATTTAAGGGGAAATGCTATGGGTCCCTGTTCTAAACTAAAAGTCTAAAAATAAAAATGTTTTTAAACGTCATATGCCTATCTAATCTTGAGGAAAAATGGACTCAAATACCATGAAAGAAATAAAAAATATAATAGATAAAATGGAAGAAGAAGATATATACAATATTTTAAACTCAATGATTAACTTTTCTGGAAAATTTGAAATTCTTTTTTATGCAAAAAAGGAAAGAACAATTAATGGCTATTTAATGATGAGAAATAGAACGTTCTACTTTGAAATTAGACTATATAAATTTTCGGAAGATAAAGAATTTACAATTGGAATAACTGTTGGAAAGATGAATACAATAAAAAAAGTAGAAGGGGTAATTTAAATGGGACAGAAAGTTGTTAGTTTCAAAGCTGATAGTGATTTAATAATGCAAATAGAACGATATGCATATAAACACAAAATAAGCAGAGGAGAGGCAATAAGAATAGCAATTCAAAAGCTAATAGATGAAGAATTTGGAAATAAAAAGGAGATATAAAAAAATTATTGTTTTAGATATACCCGTTGTTTTAATCGCCCCGTTTCTGGATTTACTTCCTCATTGATCAATATTAAACCCTTTTCTTGCATCCTATAAAGTCGTTTGACCAATATTGACGTATATCGACTTGCCCAAGTAAACCTTTCAAGAATATCGGATTTCCACACACTGCCGTTATTTTCAATTAAGAAACTAATAATTTCTTTTTCTCTCTTACCTAACTTTATTTTTGTCATTTTTAATCAACTCTATTTGTAATGGGCCTTGGATGTACTAACATGTAGAACTTCTTACCATCTAATTTTAATGTTAAGTCTTCATGACCAGGACTATTAATTTGCATTTCAGTTTGATCCATAGTAAATATTATTATGCAAGATCCTGGCCTTGTGTAAGGCTCATACGCCAACACATATCTGTCAAACTTTATTTCATGATTGTATATCGTGCCATTATCAACACTTGTGAATTCCAATACATCTGCGTATTTCGGCATAGGTATTTGAAAAATTTCAAGATGTCCCTGTTCTGCTAATTGTTCAAATTGTAACAAATCCGCTTTTCTAAACTTATCATATACATTAATACCGTAGTTATCATATTCTATCAATAATCTCCTACTTTGTAAATTTAATGTAAACAATATTGACTTTATAAAACTTTTCATATCCTCTATATTTCTAGTAACTTTTCCTCTGAAACTTAAATTAAACAGTGGAGAAAATGGCGTATAGTAAATTCCTCTTGTTTCTTTCAGTTCATCATTATGATAATTGAAACATCCATTAAATGTTAATCCTGAATTACTCTCGTAATTACTACAGTCTAATTTATCTTGCTGAGTTAAACTTATTTTCTCTACCTGCCCATATTTCGTTTTAATCATAAAAACTAAGGGCAAGTTTTTTAGCTGTCTTAACACTTTTACTTCTATTGGCCTATTTTCGGCATTTGAAAAAATCTCAGAAAGAGATACCTGAGTCTGCTCAGGGTTTTCGGCCTGAGTGAACTCAGGATTTTCGACTTGTGAATTCTCTTCCGACATGTTAGGTCTATTATACATCTATACTTCTAGGTTAATAAATCTTTCTCTATCTTTTTACCTTTCTATCTCTCTATCTCTCAACGCTAACTCTCTCTATAGAAAACGTGCTAACTCTACAACTCCAATTTCTTTCATTGCTCCAAAGAATTTTTCTTTCATCACTACACCTCGCATTTCTCTCATCGTCACACTCTGCATTTTTTTAATCGCTCCAAACAAAAACTGTCTTGATTTGAAAAAACTCCAAAAGGACCTCTTAAAATCACTATTTCTTTCACCAGGACCCATGCAAAATTCTATTGTAACGGTGAAAAATCCTAAAACAATCTATTCTGACCCTAATACTATATTATATATTAATAGTTAATAGTTAGCTAGTTAGTATATTATGTAACTATATAACTACATAACTACTAGTTAGCAAATTATTATATTATAATATTAGTTTGTAATAGTATGTCATAAACTATAATAATAACAAGAAAGATACCCCCCACTACCCACATCAATTACTTTCTTGGGGTTAATAAGCTTTTCTTTCTAAACTTCCAATTTCAACACCGCAACATGAAAAAAACGGGCGAAAAT